GGTGTCTACGACTGCGTGTTCATGCCGAACTACAACTTCAACGTGAACCACCACAACCGCTGGCTCAACATCGGCAACGCCACCGCGTACTTCACCGGTGATGGCATCATGACGCTTGAGGCCATGGTGCAGTCGTTTGAGGACAGCCTCAACAAGGCGTCACAGAACTTCTACAACAGCGTCGCGAAGGTGCTGCAGGCAGGAAAGCCAGCTGAGGACGTGAAGGGCAAGATCGGTCGGCCGGTGTTCTACCAGATCACCATTCCCAAGGAATGGAAGGACTTCAAGTTCAGCGGCTCGTCGGTGAAGTCGGCGGTTGAGAAGGACTTCAAGGCACAGAGCCCAGCCAAGCCGGCAACCAACTCGTCAAGCACCTCCACGAACACCGCGTCGCCGGCCAAGGACGCGCACATGACCGTCAACCCTGGTCAGACGATCACGCAGGTGCTCGACATCATGCTCAAGCAGTGCGCTGACGTGGCCGAGCTGGCAAACGCCGACAAGCTCCTGTCCACCGACAAGGTCATCACGTTCTACAAGTACCTCGTCAGCGTGAGCAGCGACGACAACAACTTCACGGTGCACGTCGACATCATCCCGTTTGCGGTGCCGAACGTCACCCCTCCGAAGAAGGACGGCAAGGTCGCCGCAGTGGCTCAGGACCAGAGCAAGTTCTACCAGGTGGTCGACGGCAAGCGCATTCCAGCCAACTACTTCGAGCTGGACTACATCTTCACCGGCCGCAACCTAGACGTTCTCAACTTGGACATGAAGATCCAGGACCTGCAGTTCCTGCTGGCCGCCAACGTGCGCGTCAGCGAAGGTGAGCTGTACCGCGTCGCCGGCCTGGGACAGGTGGACAAGACGAAGGAGAAGGACACATCTCCTCCGCTTCCCGAGATCTTCCGTTCGCGTGCGTACGATCCCATCATGATCCCGATGCTGTCAGAAGAGCAGCGCAAGAACTTCACCGACTACGCAGCGCAGCGCAGCGTTGAGCAGTCCAAGAAGCTGACCTACGACCGCCAGAGCTACTCGCGCAACCTGTCCGCGTTCTACGCCCAGTCACCGGTGATGACCAACGTGGTCATCAAGGGCAACCCGCTCATCATGGACAAATTCAACATCGATGAGCTGGTGCTGCACACCACGCCAGCCACCTTCGGTGCTGCCTCAGCAACCACCGGTGCCACCGGCCAGAAGTCAAAGGCCGAGTACCGTGAGGACCTGGAGAAGCGCATCCTCCGCACCCAGAACCTGGAGGCAGGTGCCAAGAAGGGCACGTTCGCCCCACGCCAGACCATCGGTGATGCGTCCTACACCACCACGCCGGTGTTCGTGAAGCTCAACATCATGGGTCCGAACGTAGACCCAATCACCAATGAGCTGATCAACGGTGAGGACTTCGCAACGCAGGTGCTGTACGACAACTACTACGTCGTGTTCAAGGTGGTGAACACCATCGAGGGCGGCGTGTTCAAGCAGGAGCTGGAGCTGTGGTCGCACAACGTCTACGGTACCGGCAAGCTGACCGCTGAGCAGGTGAAGGCCAAGCAGGTGCAGGGCGCACCAAGCGGCTCGAGCGTAAGGAACTGACATGATCACCAGCCACTTCATTCAAGGCGTAGTGATTGACACCTCTGACCCACAGCAGATGGGTCGCGTCAAGGTGTGGTGCCCCGCCATTGACGGTGACGAGGATGAGTACATCCGCGACAACATTCCTTGGGCCTCGTACGTCTCGCCATTCGCTGGTCAGGCCTACGACTACCCGGCCGGCCAGGCAGGCATGAGCACTCCTGGTCCGGTGTCGTACGGCTTCTGGGCCGTGCCGAAGGTCGGTGCCACTGTCATCATCGGCTTCCTCTATGGCGACCGCAACCAGCGGTTCTACATGGGCGCCTTCTTCCCTGAGCATGGCAACCGCTCGCTGCCGGCTGGTCGCAACGGCCCGAACGGCCCCACCTCGGACACCGAGGACCTCATTCAGCCCGCCAATGCGTCGCTGCAGACGCAGTTTCAAGGCAACCTCCAGGCCCCTGAGGCGCAGACGCGCGGTGCCTACGAGCGCCAGGTAGCGCAGCCGCTTACCGAAAAGAACGGTGCCGAGGGCTACCAGCAGGACGTGAAGGCAGCCGGCTTCGACCCGCAGACGTACTGCCTCGTTACGCCAGGTCGTCATGCGCTCATCATGCAGGACAACCCTACCAATGGGCGCATCCGCATCAAGACGGCTGAGGGCCACCAGGTCATCCTCGACGACGCCAACGAGCGCATCTACGTAAGCACCGCCAAGGGCGCCACCTGGATCGAACTCGACCAGGACGGTCGAGTTCACGTCTACGCAGGCGACAGCGTGTCCATCACCAGCGGTGGGGACTTCAATTTGTCCGCCGCCGGCAACGTCAACATCCAGGCAGGCGGCAACCTCAACCTCCTGGCAGGCGGCTACGGTCGGCTGAGCGCCTGCTCAGACATCTCGCTGTCATCGGACGGTGCAAGCAACTTCACATCAGGTGGTGGCATGAACCTCAATGCGGGTGGCACTCTGCTGCAGACCGCGCCGACCATTCACCTCAATGGACCCGATGCCGCGAAGGCACCATGCGCTACCGCTCCCACCACCGTGCCGCAGCACGAGCCATGGGAGCGCGCCGCATCCAAGGTGGGCCGCGGCAAGAACTGGAAGGCGTAAGGAGACAACATGACCCGTCAACGCTACCGCGGCTTCAGCACCGCCTCAGGTGATCCGACCAAGGGCTTTGCCCTGTCTGGCACCGCCCTGATCAACCAGGACTTGCTCAACCACATCTACACGGTGCCGGGCGAGCGCGTCATGCTGCCCGACTTTGGCACCCGCATCAGCCTGCTGGCGTTCGAACCGCTTGACCAGGACACCATCTCCATCATCGACGAGGACCTCCGGAAGGTGTTCAGCTACGACCCGCGCGTTCGCCTGCTGGACCTCGCCATCCAGGCCCTGCCGAACAACAACGCGATCGTGGCCTACGCCGACCTTCAGTACCTTGAGCTGAACGTGACCGAAACGCTCAAGCTTGAGTTCCCGGTCGGATCATGAAGCTGATCGAAATCTCTGCTGACTACCCGATCGTCATTGACCTGGTCAACAAGTGGTGTGCCAAGCGCGAGTCAGTCTACATCGACGTGCCTGAAATCGGCCGGTGTCAGGTAGAGAAGATCAGTCCGCGCCTGAGGCTACGCGGCTATGACGTCATCTACGCCTACCCGGGCGAGAATCCGTTTGACACCAACACCCCAACGGAAAGTATTTCGGCCAAGCCCGACCAGCTGGAAAACGCCGAGCTTGAGAAGCTCCCCGATGGTTCCTGGCTTCTGGTCATCCCCGAGCAGTTGCCAAAGCCGTAAATAGGCACTGCACCATCTGAGAATCGCTGATGTCCCTTCGCACCACCTTCCTTGACAACAAGTACGCACGCTGGTACTCCGCGCTGATGGAGAAGGCTAGAACGCGTGTTGTTCATGAGGGCTACAAAGAGAAACACCATGTGGTTCCGAAGTCAATCGGTGGCGATGACGATCCGACCAACTTCGTAGTTCTGACAGCGCGAGAGCACTTTGTTGCACACGCCATGCTCGTACGTATGACCACTGGTCAGGCACACCACAAGATGATGCGTGCCATGAAGTTCATGGCATCAACAGCGCGCTACGTACCACGATCATCAATCATGTTCGAGAACGCAAGGAAGTTGAAACCCCGTGCCTCAATCACCACACGCGAGAAGATGAGTGCCTCGCGCTTGGGTATTCAACGTCCTGTTGAAGTCGGACAGAAGGTAGCGGTGTCACAGCGTGGCAAGCAGGTTGCACCAGAAGTTGGGCAGAAGATCTCTGCCAAGCTCCGCTCATCGTACAAGGTGCGTACCCCGAGAGGTGAAACGCTGATCTCGCACAACTTCAAGGCCCTGTGCAAAGAGCTTGGGCTGCAATACGACACAATCATGCGCTCCTTCAGAGCGCAGCAACCAGTTCTTCGCGGTAGCAGCGCTGGTTGGCAGATCATGGAGAAGCTGGCATGAGCCTGCGTACAACGTACAGCGCTGAGACTTGGGAGAAGGTGTATCAGGCCTTCAGTGCGGTGAACTTCACCGCATATGACTTCGATACAGTGAAACAGAGCCTCATTGACTACACGCGTACCTACTACCCAGAGCAGTTCAACGACTACATCCAGTCGTCTGAGTTCATCTCGCTGCTTGAGCTGTTCGCCTACACGGCTGAGCAGCTGGCCTACCGCGTGGACATGGTCGGCCATGAAAACTTTATCACGACAGCCCAGCGCAAGCAATCTATTCTGCGGCTGGCAAAGCTTATCTCCTACAAGGCCACGCGCAACATTCCTGTACGCGGCCTTGTCAAGCTCACCTCGATCACCACGTCCGAGCGCATCGTCGACAGCCGCGGCATCGACCTATCCGGCCTGACGATCACCTGGAACGACCCGAACAACGTCAACTGGAAGGAGCAGTTCTTCCTGGTGATGAACCGCGTCCTGCAGAACCGCTTTGGCAACCCGCAGAAGACGTTCCAGATCGGCGACGTGGTCATGGACCTCTACTCGCTGAAGAACAACACGGCGTCCTTCGCGCTCGGCGTGTTCCCGTTCACGGTCAACACCGGCATCGACACCTTCCCGATGGAGGTGGTACCGTGCGACATCGACGGCAACGGTCCATTTGAGCGCGAGCCAGACCCCAACTCGGCCATGTCGATCATCTACGCCAACGACGGCGTGGGTGACGGCTCCGACTACACCGGCTTCCTGGCCTACGTGAAGCAGGGCGTGCTGACGCGCGTCGACTACAACATCGACACGCAGCTTCCAAACCGCCGCATCGACTTCCTGCCACAGGGCGTCAACGACACCGACGTCTGGGTGCAGCGCATCGACGACAACCAGAACATCACTGAGCGCTGGAAGCAGGTGGACACGGTTGCCGAGGAGAACCTCGTCTTCAACGACAGCCGCGACACGCGCAAGAAGTACGAGGTCGACACGCTCGAGCAGGACCAGATCCGCGTCATCTTCGGTGACGGCGACTTCAGCGACATTCCGACCGGTGTCTTCCGCTTCTGGATGCGCCAGTCGGCAGGCCGCTCGATCACCATTCAGAAGAACAAGATCGTCAACCAGTCCATGCCGTTCACGTACACCGGTACGGCCGGCAACGGCGAGACCTGCACGGTCACGTTCTCGCTGACGACCACCCTGCAGAACGGCTCCGCCACCGAGACCATCGAGCACATTCGCCGCTCGGCCCCTGCGACGTACTACTCGCAGAACCGCATGGTGAACGGTCAGGACTACAACACCTACATGCTGAAGGACCCGACCATCCTTCGGCTCAAGGCCATCAACCGCACCTTTGCCGGTCAGCCGAAGTACATCGACTGGAACGATGCCTCGGGCAAGTACGAGAACATCAAGCTGTTCGGTGACGACCTCGTCATGCGCTACGAGCTTAGCGTTGACACGCAGACGACCGCCGTCTCTGGCCAGGCGCTCATCGACAGCGTGATTGAGCCGCTGCTCTCGACGAGCGGCGCCATCAACATGATGATCCACCAGTCGGCCTCGGATCCAGTGATGGCCGGCGTGGTTTCAGCTCCACGCCGCGCGTTCATCGAGGACAACCGCGGTGCAACGTACTACGACAAGAACGGCAGCTTTGTGTCGCTCATCAGCACCGTCGTTGCCGACGGCTCGCTGAAGGAGAAGACCGCCATCCAGGGCCTGATCGACCGCCACTGGTACGGTGAACCGCTGGAGTACGTGCTCGACAGCTCCAGCAACGTGCTGGCCAAGATCCCGGATCCATCGCTCTTCCCGAAGGACGACAGCAAGATCTACGCAGCCAACGTGCCGCGCACCATCGATGGCGTCAACAAGTACCCGCCTGGTGACATCGGCTCCGGCCTGCAGCCGATCGCTGAGCAGGACTACTTTGGACTGCGCTACAACCGCTACATGAAGGGCATCGGCACCATCTCGTCGATCACCTTCCCAGTCGGTACGGTTCCAACCACGCACCGCTCGCCGAACGGCCTGGGTGGCTACTCGAACGAGACCTTCACCGTTGAGGTGCAGGCCGACGGCGTCACGCTGGACGTGCGCTCAAGCCTGCGCGGCACCTTCCCAACCGGCCTGGTGGGTGACAACTACGCCTTCCAGCCGTCAGGCACCGCCACTCCGATCCAGCTCTTCAACCTCGCTGGCACTGGCTTTGAGCAGGGCGACGCCATCATCATTGACCTGGACGGTGCAACAGGTGCCCTCGTGGCGCGCCAGCACGTGCCGTTCGGAGCCGCTCCGCAGAACTCGCTCTTCAACCTCAATGGTTGGTGGGAGATCATGGGCGTTCTCGACATGCCGGCCTACACGACCAGCATTCCGAACGACCTCTACTTCACCACCGCTGACAGCCCAACGTCGCTGAAGCAGCACAGCTGGATCATCTTCGTTCGCAAGATCCGTCAGCAGCCGACGAACGTTGTCATCGGCTATGAGGTATCGGTGCGCGACCTGAAGGTGGCCGTTGAGAGCCAGGAGACGAAGTTCTGGTACAACGAGGTGGACCAGCTGATCGACAGCGAGACCAAGAAGCGCGTCTACGACAACATCAAGGTGCTCCGCTCCAACCTCAACAGCCTTGGCGTACCTCTCGGCACCAGCCAGAAGTACGACGTGGTGGGTGCGGTGCGCGATAGCGACGGCGTCATCGACGTCCACAAGCTGGAGCTCGTGCCGTCCGACCTTCTGAACGAGGACGACAGCGGTGACCTGGTTGCCGACCGCCTCCTGCAGTTCGAGATCTTTGCAGCTGACAGCTACGAGTGGTTCACGCTTGCTGCACCGACCGTCATTCTGACCGCTGACCCTGCACCTGGCAACTGGGCAGCTGGCGCGTTCGTTGACAACTCGCTGACCTACGGCCGCCGCCTGCGCATGCCGTCCATCACCAGCTCCAGCTCGGATGCCGGCCTGGACTTCATGTGGCAGCACTTCTCGCCGTTCACGAACGTCATCGACCCATCGGTCACGAACATCCATGACATCTACCTGCTGACGCGCGGCTACTACGACAACGTCACAAACTACGTGCGTGGCATCGACACGACTGCACCAACCGCTCCAACTCCGCTCGAGCTGCGCAACAGCTACGGCTACCTGCTGACCAACAAGATGCTGTCCGACACGGTCGTGCTGCACTCGGGCAAGATCCGCCTGCTCTTCGGCCAGCTGGCCGAGCCGCAGCTTCGCGCCAAGTTTAAGGTCGTCAAGCAGGGTGGAGCGTCGCTGACGAACGAGCGCATCAAGGAGGAGATCCTTGATGTCATCAACACCTTCTTCGACATCGACAACTGGGACTTCGGTGACACGTTCTACGCCACTGAGCTGATCACCCTCATTCACCAGCGCCTGCCTTCAGACGTCGCCTCGGTGGTGCTGGTACCGGTGTATAGCACGAACTCCTTCGGCTCGCTGTTCACGGTTGAAAGCGGCCACGACGAGGTGCTGCAGTCTGCTGCCGCGCTCTCAGACATCGAGATTGTTGACGCCCTCACGCCGACGGTCATTCGCCAGTCATGAAGCTGACCGAGGTTGCAGCCGCTCCCAAGCAGCACCTGCTCAAGGGCGGCTTCATCCTACAGCCGATGTTCCATGACAAGGACGTGATGGAGCCCACAGCGCGGTTGGGCTTTCGCGTAGATAGGCTCATGGATGCCGGCCACGGCGAGCTGTGGGTTTCCCGCTCGTTCGGTCACTACAAGTGGTTCATGTACTTCAATGGCGAGGAGATGGACCTACCGACCGTGACTACCGTGCAGTCATCAAAGGAAAAGGCCCACGACTTTCCAGAGCTGTTCAAGTGGGCAGAGAAGCAGCTGATGGACGAGCGGCTGTGGACACGAAAGAAGGAAGGGCGTTCCTTCGGGGAGTAACAGATGAAGCTGCTGTACCAGGTTCTCATCGCGTCAATGATCTTTCTGCTGGGCCTGATTGTGGGCGTGCGCTTCAACAGCGCGCTGCCCATCGTGCAGAAGCACCCGTTTGAGATCGACTACGTCAACTACCGCGGCCGATCCGACATCGACCTCGGGTTTGAGGAGTGCCTGCGCGCAAACGGCCTGAACTTCAACATCACGTACTGGGACGCTGAGCGCGATCCAGACAAGCTCAATGAGATCCGCCGCGCGATTGAGCACAAGAAGTCCGATCTCGTTGTCACGTTTGGAACGACTACCACGATCGGCATCTTCGGAACGACTGAT